ATTTACAGATTATGCAAACCCTTTAAGACAAAGTGATCCAAGTGCTATTGCAGATCAAATGGCACTAACTAATATCTATTCTGATATAGATTCAGTATTAGCAAACGCAAGAGATATAGATGCTTACAATGAAGCAACAGATGGCACAATTCTTTCTGAGTTAAAAGGTTTACTAGCTGGAAGCGCAGAATCAAAAATGACAGAAGCAATGGGTGATCGTTTAATAGAAGAACTTAATGCAAGAGCTATTAATACTAATGATCCCAGAAGCAGACTTAGTACCGATCCATCATCAACAATGGGATTCACACAAGGTAACTTTGGGCCTGGTGCAACCGTAGGTGGACTAGGTGGTGGAAAAACAGTTAGACAAAGTGCGGGGGCAACTAACGCAGCCGATACTGCTGGTATGGCAAGAGATAAAGCATCAGCCATGAATACTTTATATGGCGGTGCTGGCTCTAGCTTTGAATCAGGGCGTAATGAATATACAGAGTCAGGCCAATACGATATAGACAGAGAGGCTCGACAAGCAGAGTTTGATGCGATGCGTCAGCAAAGAAGAATAGATGCTGGCTTACCTTCAATTAGATTAACCCCAGAAGAAACGCAACAAGCAGTTCAAGAGTTACAAGCAAACATTGGTTTTGGTGGCGCTATGACTCCTAGAGGTAGAAATCGAATCCCAGCTATGGCAGCAGAACCCGTACCACAACCAGTAAAAGGGTATACTCCATTTGATTTCGCTAACATACAATCAATTTTAAATAACTTAGGATAATATATGGCTAGTAGAGAGGAAATACGAGATTCAAGTGAAGCTGAATTAATTCTAAACAGCGATACACTTAAAAAATCCATTGAAAATTTAAAACAAGAATACGTTGCTTTATGGTTGAATAGTAAAGGCGAAGATAATATAGCTTTTCGTGAAACTCTGCATACAGCAATAAATATTTTACCAGAGGTAGAGAGGCATCTACGCATTTTGGTAGAAAGAGGGAAGATCACAAGTGCGCAAGTTAAAAAATTGCACAATTACATATAACTAGGTAAAATTTAATAAAACTAGGAGTTTAATATGAGCAACATCGCCAAGCCGATTGCTTTACAATCAGAGTTAGATAAAACTGTCACTTCATTTGAAGGGTTTTTGACTCCCGATGAGGAAGCACCAGAAGCACCAGCAGAAGAAACAGTTGAGTTAGAAACATCTCCAGAAGATGTCGTGGAAACAGAAGTAGAGGCAGAGGCAGAAGTCGAAGCTGAAATTGAAGTTGAAGATGACTTTGAGGAAGGGGAAGAAATAGAACAGTCTTTAGAAGAACAAACAGAAGTAGAGGAAGAACTACAACCTCAATCCTATGTCGTTAAAGTTGATGGCGTAGAGCAAGAGGTCACGTTAGATGAACTCCAAAACGGCTATTCTCGCCAACAAGACTATACAAGGAAAACTCAAGAACTGTCTCAACAACGTAAAGGTTTTGAGGAACAGCAAGCAGAGTTAGCCAAAAAAGATGCGATTTACGCTCAGTTATTGCCTCAATTAGAGGCGAGTTTAAATGGTGAATTAGAAAACGAACCAGATTGGGGTGCGCTTTACGAGTCTGATCCAATAGCATATGTTCGTGAAAAAGACGTTTGGGAAGATAAACGTAAGAGGTTAGATGCCGCTAAAGCTGAAAACACAAGGTTGCAAGAAGAAGCAGCCCAGAAACAGCAAGAACAGATTCAAAAATTTGTTGAATACGGCAACCAACAACTTACAGAAAAGATTCCTCATTGGTCTGATGCAGAAAAATCTCAAAAGGAAAAAGCTGCAATCACAACATACGCAATTAATGAATTGGGGTTTACGCCACAAGAAATTAATAACGTGATAGATTATAGAGTGTTACTTGGTTTACGCGATGGGATGCTATACCGCAAACAAGTGGCAGCTTCCAAAAAGAAACCAACCCAAAAGGCAGCCTCAAGGGTAGCTAGACCTGGTACTTCTAATAAACCAAAGACAATGACTGCGGTGAAAAAAGCACAAATGAAACTAGCTAAATCTGGCAAAGTGCAAGATGCAGCTAAAGTCTTTGAACAATTTATTTAAAAGGTATTAAAAAATGGCTAAAGTAACAAACGCCTTTGACACATATACTGCTACTTCTGATAGAGAACAGTTGTCTGACATAATCTACAACATATCTCCAATGAGTACGCCATTTATGAGTTCTATTGGCAAAACTAATGTAAGAAATGTCCAGTTTGACTGGCAAACCGAAGCTCTACCAAGCCCATCTGGAACAGGACAATTAGAAGGTTTTGAACTTTCTCGTGCTGCTTCAACTGCAACGGTTAGAGAAATTAACTTCTGTCAAATCAGTAGCCGTGATGCAACCGTAACTGGTACGCAAAACGCTTCTGACGCAGCGGGAAAAAAATCAGAAATGGCGCATCAACTAGCTGTTATGGCTAAGGCCTTAAAGCGCGATATGGAAACGGCCTTATGCTCTAAAGTCGCTAAAAATGCGGGTGCAGCAGCAACAGTTCGTCAGACTGGTGGATTTGAAACGTGGACAGAAACAAACGTATCTCGTGGTACTAATGGCGCGGGCGCTGGTAACGGTGCTGCCCCAACTGACGGTACAGCGCGTGCGTTTAGTGAAACCATCTTGAAAGCAGTACAACAACTCTGCTTCTCAAACGGTGGTGAGCCTTCAATGTTAGTCGTTGGCCCACACGTTAAAGGTGTTGTATCTGGTTTTAGTGGCAGAACTTCTGTTACTCAAACAGTAGATGCAAATACAGTTGAAGCATCAGTAGCTATCTACGCGGGTGACTTTGGAGAACTTAAAGTAGTTCCTTCAAACTTCAGTCGTGCAAGATCAGCTTTATTTGTTGATCCTAACTTTGCGAAAACTTGTTTCATGAGAGATTTTGAAACTATTGATATCGCAACTATTGGTGATGCAGTTACGAAAATGTTAGTCGTTGAATTTGGATTGGAAGTATCAAATGAGAAGGCTCACGGAATCGCTGCTGACTTATCAACTTCATAAGTTGTAGCAAGAGGGGTGAGTAATCGCCCCTCTTTTTTTAACTGGTTTTAAGTATGGCAAAAAGAACAATCATTGATTCACAATCTGGTTTAATAAGCGAGTTCGCTACCGAAGATGATAAAAACATTTATCACACTACCCAGAATGTTCAACCTATCCTAGATAACGTCAAAAATTTATCTTATAACAAGCAACGCAAAGAATTAAAGCACGTTGCCGAAGTACCTATGGTAATATATCAACAAGCAATACGCGAAGGTTGGGCCAACGATAGAAAAAAATGGAAGAACTGGCTCAATGATCCGGACAATAAATTATTTAGAATATGGCAAGGTAAAGTATGACTTACGATGAATTAAAAACGCAGATAGCCAATTACTTAAACAGAAGTGATCTCACCACACAAATTGATATTTTTATTGACACCACCGAAGCGGAATTAAATCGTAAGGTTAGAGATAAAGATATGATTAAAAGAGCTACCGCAACTGCTGATGGTCAATACTTAACTTTACCAACAGACTGGTTAGAAGTTGTGAATGTAGAAATTACATCTGGTGACTTTACGCCTTTGTTTCAACAATCAATAGAATCACTAGATATCTTTAGACGGGCAAACGATAACAGTTCCGGTCAACCAAAATACTTTGCTATTGTTGACGGCACTCTTGAACTTGCCCCTACCCCTGATACTTCATATACATTACAATTAACTTATTACGGTAAAATCAGCGCATTAAGCGACTCGAACACCAGTAATTTTGTTTCAACAAATCATCCAGATGTTTATTTGTATGGTGCTTTGAAACAAGCCTCTATTTACTTAATGGAAGATGATAGAGTACCAATGTTTGCTGCGCAGTTTGAGTTAGCGTTAGAAGAAATGCGTATGCAACAAGAAAGAGCAGCGTTTGGTCAGGGTTCACTGATACCAAGAAGTAGAACTTATGGCAAACCAAGAAACACAACATATTTTATGAAAAATTAGGAGTTAAATAGAAATGGCTGGATTTACAGATTATTTAGAAGATAAAGTCTTAGACCATGTATTCGGTGGTAGTGCTTACACAGCACCAGGCACTTTATACGTTGGTTTATTTACAGCAGCCCCTTCTGATACTGGTGGTGGTACTGAATGTTCGGGTGGTTCATACGCAAGAAAAAGTATGGCTGCAATGACAGTATCAGGCACTTCTCCAACAACAGCAACCAATGGTGCAGCGGTGGAATTTGTTACTGCAACGGGTGCTTGGGGAACAGTTACTCATGTAGGGATTTTTGATGCTTCATCAAGTGGCAACTTAATGGCTTGGGCTGCATTATCAGCATCCAAAGCAGTAGCTAGTGGTGATGTATTCAGATTTGATGCTGGTGACTTAGACGTTACGTTGGCGTAATTAATGGCCTCCGTTGGCTACGGTGTTTATAACTATGGCATAGCTGCGTATGGCACTCCTCAGTATGAGGTTGCATCAGCTACCCTAGCGCAAACGTCAGGTGTTTCGGCATCTGGCTCGATGACGTTTGCTGTATCTGCAACATCAGCACAAACATCAGGCGTAACCGCAAGTGGGCGCTTAGTTAAACTAGGCGCAAGCACCATAGCGCAAACCTCTGCGGTAACAGCAACAGCCGAAGTGGTAAAACTCGGTACTGCAACTATGGCGCAGACTTCTGGTTTTGCCGCTACTGGCAGACAAATAG